AACCATACCAAGGTTAATGATTGTCTTGGTTAGGTCTTTGATAACAGCGTCTTGCTTAGCTGATGCAATACCAAAGTAACCCAACTTTGCAGTTAGGTTAAGAATTTTATCTTCAAAACTAATGAAATTGTTGACGATACTCTTAACAGCAAAACCAGAAAGAAAAGCCCCACCTGCGGCGTTGGTACCAAGGTTACTCAATCCTTTAGAGATTTGAGTGATTCTATTAGTAATGCCCCTAAAACTAGCTGATGCTTTATCAACAACATCGACTAGAATTACTGCTTTACCTGCTTGAATACTACTTCTTGTCATGACTTTTCTTCTTGTTCGTTAGTAAAATTGATTGTTCCTTTTTTCCTTACATAGTCAGCTAGTAAAGATGCTAAAGAAGTACAAACCATAAGAACAATATCTTTTGTAACAAATCCTGTGCTATACAAAAATGTACAGCACATAAAGATTGTTATAGTAATTAACAGTTGGCTAAGTAGAGACCAAATTGGATGATTTGGATCATGAATACTCATTTTTTATCATAACCTCCTTTTTGTATAAGACGATTTACAACACCCTCAAGCTGAGCTTTCTCATTTCCTGGGGTGTCGATCTTAGGTAGCATGTCTGGGTTTTGTGCAGAACATGCCCAATTGGTTTTGTCTCTATTGGTAGCTGTGGTTTCTATGTCAAGAATTTCACCAATAGTTAACTGGTCGACGTTGATTCCTCTTGAGAGGCATCTAATGACGAGTTCGTTGAGATCACGGAGTCTAGATCGAAACGTCTCAGGTCCTTCTTTAGTCTTCCCCAACTTTGGACGAGAATCTCCTTTAGTTGGGGACTGGAAAAAAGAACAACCGCAGCCCATACAGCTTCTCTGAATGGATCAAGTGCTGCTGCTGTTTCTAGTTTCTCGTACAACTTGTCTTTGTCTCCTTGAAACTTATCTTCAATGAAGAACCAAAGAAGATTGATCGTGAACTCGTTGTCCATAATCAACCGCATCATTGCTTTCTCTGTCTTTTGTTCATCCATAAACAGAGTGATGATGTTCCAGTCAAACTTGTCGGCTATCTTATAACCTAACATCCAATTGAGTTTAACTGTAAAGATTTGTTCACCGATCTTAAATGTCGGCCATTCAATGATTGTTGCCATGATTCTCTGGGTGTTGGAATATTAGAATACTTAGACTGTGTTACTGTAACACGATCTTTCTTAAAACTATCTTTATGTATTGCTGGAATTGTAAGAGTAGACAAAAAGAAACCTACACCTACTAAAACAGCCCAGCTCTGTCTATTCGGTGTAGGTTTCTTAGATTGAAACACCAGCTAGTGGTGTGGTATTGTAAAGATAAATTTGTGTTTAGCTAGTAGGTGGGTCTACAGGCTTGCACTAGTTTGCTGGATCAACAGGCTTTACAACCGGTGACTTAACAACTACCGGAGCAGATGCTACAGCAGCAGGAGCTACAGGTGTGGTTCGTGTGATGAACGATGGATGGTCTTTGAACTCAGAAGTTGTGTTCTTCATGAATCGTGGAGTCATGTATTTATGGTCCTTTGTCAAAGGATCATTACCAATGATTTCACGGAACGCAGCCAACAAAGAACGAACATCAAAACCACCAAAACCTTTTGGTTCGATAGCTAGTCGTCGAGCAGCAGGACTTGGATTCTCTGGTAGAGGAACTACAACTTCAACCAAGTTGGACAACATAGCATCGACTTCGTCAACACTAAGTAGTTGAATAACAGGTCCGATGTCTGTGTACATGTACAAGTCATCTTCTCCTGGGGAAGGTTCTGTGTTGTATGCTCCACGCATCGCTGCACTAGCTACAATACGTTCAGCTAGAGTTGGTTCAGCAGATAAGCCTTGACCAATTCGAGCACCTAGACTGAGTGTCCATACACCTGGGTCGTAAGTAGCTGCTGTATTGGCAACGGCTACTTGTATAGGCTGAATACGACAACCAGCACGAACACAAGCAGCAGGACGTAGTTTGAACTGAGAACCAAGAGCACCACCTTGTGGACCTGCTTTGGTACGATCAAAGTTACGCATCTTACCTTTAACACCAACTGCACCAACAGTCGAGATTCGTTGAGTCAATGCAAGAATGTTACGGGCATAAGATTCGTAACGCATCGACTCAAGGTAACGCCAACCATCGTATTGTGTATCGAGGATCAATTCACCAGAAACTTCTAGTTCTGGCATCGATTCCATATATTGTTTGTACTTGATGTCAGGATCACGAGAAGTGCGTTCGTTCTCAGATTCTGTTTCATTAATGTTCATGTCACCTGTTATGGCTTTGTTGAACACCCAAGTTGGGGTAGTACACTGACTACCGCCTGCGTAAGATGGATCATCTGCTGTATCATAGTACAGAGACATCTCATTTCCGTTAGCTTCGCATTGTACAAGTTCTGTACCCATAGTTAATTCCTTACTAAATTGTTAAAAACAAACAAACGGAAATAGATCATTTCCAGTGATACAACCTATCGCTCTGGTACGATTGTTGTTTGACGAACGTGGACGATTGTAACTATAGCAAATCTTCGATTTGTTTTAGTTAAATAGTCGAGCCATTGTAGCTGAGAATCGTCTGTTGATTCTGTTGCCAGCTTGAAGTTGTTTCAGAGTTCTGTGCATGTACGATCGTTCAGGGTATCTCCAAATACCTGTTAGACCGTAGAATGTACCACCGAACTCGTGAATGTGTGGAACAGGTTTATCGAAAAAGTTACTTGTAGGAAATTTAACTGGACCTATGATTGCTCCATTCCTATAAATAGCTGCTTCAATAATGCGTAATCCTCCTCTCGTTTTTGCAAACGGAGGATTCCCTGGGGAGGAAGTTCTTTGGGATACTCTTAGTGTTCTTTTACATGCACCGGCAATGAATAGTGCTGTACTTTGTAAACCAGCTTTCTTTGCTTTGTCTTTTGTGTAGTCAAACTTCTGTAAGTAGAAGTATCCTTTGAATAGAAACTTGAACACACTAGCACCTGATTGTGTCGTATTGGTAATCTGTTACACACATGAACACTCGTTCATTTAGTTTCAGATCAAGTGGTTCTTCTGCTTCTGCGTTGGTGAGTCTATAACCAAAGTTTGTTGTGATTATATGACGTTCAAGTTCTTCTCTTAGATTAAGAATCTTTTTTATCTCAGCCCAGGAAGAAACATCCCCCTCAGCAATCTCTGTGAATGGTGTCACAATGATTGATGAAATGACTAAAGACTTAGAGAAGTGTCTGATTGGTTGACCACCACGATTGCCTGTTATTACACTTAAGTCATACTTAGGAACAATAGGCATGATGAAGATTTTTCGTGTCTTGCACTTTATAACTTCATCTGGATCGAGTGTGTTAACTATTGGAAAGTCAACTGTATCACCAATCACTGTGTTGGGCTTAATTAGCCCCCATTTTTCTGAGGGAAGACCAACTAAGTAGTTCTTGATAGTTTCAGCTAAGTCAGCTAACATAATAACCTATTCCAAAACCAATAAAGAATACGATAGTAAGTACAATGATTGTTAAGTAGTAGATTGGTTTGTCGATTTTAACTAACATTCTAGTAACTTACAGGTGATTAGTGTTCGGTAGTTGTACTGTTCTTCTGGTGACCGGATTCCTTCGTTGTCTATTACAACTTCGAAGGTTCGTTTACCTTGAATGATTTTTGTACCACGAATAATCTGTACTTGTTTTTCTTCTAACTGTTTGGTTGGAATTAAAACTTTGTACTTGTTTGAAGTGATTTTAACACCAGAACTATTAAACACGGGAGCGGCAGCCACAAGTGTACCTCGAACTTTAATCTTCGAAGTACCTATGTACAAATCTTCATCAGTGTGGTTTTCCATCTTTTTGTTTAGATGTACTATTGCTGCTTCTAGTCTGTTCATAGTAGTTCTTGTGTAAGAGGTTAGTGTAGGATTTACACCTACAGGAATTCTGTGTCTAGTTAGAACACAATTTACCTATCTATAGATTATAGACTGAACTAATGTTCCTAACCGAAAAGATTATGTCGGAATTGCACTAACAACTTCATCTATCGCGTTAACAGGTAGACTCATCAGAGAGTATTTATTATTACGATTATGAACTAATCTTCGGTGGTTGAAGAACCTAACCGTTAAGTGCACCAAGCTTAAAGTTAGTCTCAGAAGGCAGTCTGCTTGAAGGGAGTTGAACCCTCATCTACTGAGATAGGATTAGCTAGTCAGTTGCTTTACCGTTAAGCTACAAGCATAGTCAGATCAAGTCTAACAGGTAACATTTAGTAGTGTGCCATAGGCAGAATGAATTTATTAGTTGAGAACTAATTAAAGGCAGGTACAGTACCAATCGCAACGGCTGCGGCTTCTTGGTTAACAACTCGAACATACATGTCACCAGCAGCAGCACAGATTGACTTGTTTGAACCGTCAACACGAGCAGGGATACGACCGTCAGTTGATGCACGACCAAGCAAGAAACCGTTTGTTGGAGCAATACGAACCGCACCACCAACACCGGCAACAACTGTAGTTACGTCATAAGACCACCACACTTGATCGTTGGCAAGGATGTTTGCAGCAAGAGCCGGATCAACACGGAAGTCAGCAACCCAGTCAAGGATAACTTCACCGGTTTCGTTTGGAAGAATAACAGCAGCACAAAGACCAATACGATCACCGATCAAGACCGGTTCTCCCTGGAGGAGAGTGCTACCTGTCTTGTTGTAGTAACGTACTTGTAGCTCACCTGCGTGTCGGATTACAGCTGGTGGGCTGTAGCTTTCCAACATTTGAGGTTGTGCATTTCGAATGGGAGTTGACACTGGCATAGAACAGATTCCTTATGGAAGGTTGTGTTTTAGAAAGGTTTTAGCTTAACTGTTTGACCAGCTAGCTTGTGAGTACTGTCAGTAAGAAATGAAATGTTTCCATTTCTTATAAAACTATGACAAACACCATTGTGCACTAATTGGTTGTCTATATAGTTTGGTAGGTGAGTAACAAGTAGGCTAGGAGAAACCGTCGGAGAATCCATGTTACCATCGAAACTCCAACGGTCATTCCAACCATGACAACAGTTGCATCCAGGACAGAAGATTAAATACTTTGCACTATTCTGTCCTGGATTGGCTACTGTGTGAACTACTCTCTTTACGTCTTGTAAAGATAAATCTTTACTAGATTCCAAGCTGCTGTTATCGCAACGAATCGAAGATGAATCTCCGATACATTTTGATGAGTTATGCTCGGTATCGACCGATTGCGAGTCGTTCTCGTTCGTTGATTTCAACATCCCAATAACCTCGTACTCCGAAGCCGAGCATGTTTTCAGGAAGTTCAACTGTTTCAACAGTCGGACGTTTCTGACCACGCAAGTAAGTAATGCTGTAAGGGCTGAATTGCTTAGCCTTAGGCCATAGCATCCAAGTACCGGAGCTAACAAACGGACCTGCACCAAACAAGCTGGTGTTAGCCATTTGATTGAACTTTTCCAAGTCCATCTTGTTGAACCAGTAGTTCTTGTCACCGGTCTTGGTGTTAGCTGTAGTATCGTTAACAATACGATCTTGCTTGATGATGTCCCAAGCAGTTTCTTCGAGTTCGATTGAAGTCAAAAGAATCCATCGATCTTCGATCAATTGAACAAGGTTCTTGCCTCGGTCTTCGTTGTATGTTCGAAGATCGTTGTAGGCTGTGCTCAAGTTTGCTCGGGTAAGAGCAAAGCTAGTACGGCTGTTGTCTGTGTTAACCCAGAAGGTGCTGGCAGCAGAAGCTTGTACAAGCATCTTGAAACCAAGCTTGATGTCAGGCACAACCATTGCACCTTCAACCATAGCCATCAACAGTTCAGAGATAACGTCGAGTTCATCATTGATGACAACTTCCCGTGGGAAGATAGCCAACTGACCGACAGTATCGAGAACGGTTGTATAAGCTTTTTCAGTACCAAACTGAGTCATTGGAAGCTTACCTCCATTGGCCTTAAGCTGTTCCCAAATTTCTCCCCCACCTGGACGGATACGTTGAGTAGGCTTGAAGTTTTGGTTAGATTCTTCCTTGAGGAATCGAGTAGCAAACGGTGGTTGTAGTGCCCATCGTTCTTCAAGTTTGAACTCGCTAACACGCTTGAACATGTTAGGCATATCGATTGCACTTACCGAGGTATTTTTGATACCGATCAAGCTTCGTCGATTGCTGTTCTTGATTTCGTCCATCATGTACTCAACGTCGGAGAAACCGGTGAATCGTTTCTGTCCTTCGTTGTTGTTGGCGATGTTGACCATCGACTCGATAAAACTCCAACGTACTTGGGAGTTAGCATTATCGATCAGTTTACGATCATAACCTTTCTTCTCCAAAGTTTCTGGGGTAACACCGAACGATAGTGCGAAGTTGATTTCGATGTTCTGTGTAGCAGAGCTAGCAGTCGAACTATCTTTCATTGCAGGAACTTTAGCAAGACCGTTTTCCCATCGATGAAGCTTGATAGCTTGTTCGATTTCGTCAGTGGTCTTACCTTGTGCCAAACCATTCTCGATGATGTCCATGTTTTCACTGTAGATAGACATCAACTTGCTCAACTTGAACTGTTCCAACAAAGCATTGCCTCGTGGAATAGACAGTTGTTGTTGACCAGGATTCGGTGCAACTGGCGGCGTTGGTTGTTGAATCGGAGGAACTACCGGTGGAGTTGAATTCTGCAAAGGTGCAGGAGTTGAACCCAAAGGCAAACCAGAAGGACTTACTGGTGGGTTAGCATTCTGTAGAGGAGCAGGACTTCCTACAGGCGGAGTACCTCCTTCTCCTGGGGGAGTACTGTTGTTGATTCTTGTGGCACTGTTCTTTAGCATAATTGCTGCTGCTCCATTGAGTAAAGTAAAAGAAGTTGAGTTGTCCCTACCTGACATTGTTATGGTCATTTCTTCCATAAACGATCGATTACAAATGTAGCAGGGACCTACTACATTTCTACCATTGACGAGACGTGTCTGTCCTTTTGCAAGGAATTCAATGTCTTCATCATTTTCTACACGCAGACCCATGCTGGCTTGGAATGGGAACCCATTGTCTAGTGCTTCGATAACCTTTGAACGAGCTTCACTGGGAAAGGAAGGAACTCCTTCACCTGATAGCTGTGTGGTTGTTTTTGTTACTGTGGTTGTATGACCAAGCGGTGTCCAGTGTTCGTAAAGAATAGGTACTTTGCTAAGGTAGGTAATACCGGCAATGTTGTAGTACATGTCGTACTGCATACCGTAGTCTCGAAGCTTGACAGGACCACCGTTGTATCCTTCAAAAGCTAAGAGTCGTTCTTCGCCATTCTTTTTACCTGTAGCAGTAGTTGATAGATTGAAGATTGCACCATCAGTAGATGGTTTGAAGTTCATCAATTCATCAACGGTTGGTTCCTGAACTGAGTTATTGATAAGATACTTACCAGGAACACCAAGTGGTTTAGCTGCATTTTGTTTCACAGCTTGTTCGAAGTTAGCAAACTTGTTTGTTGGTTTACTGTTTTTTAACGTCATCAGACGACTCCTGTGGGTCTTGTACTTCGAGGTTACGAATTATTTGAAGAACACTAGGGCTACGATTAACTAGGTAGATATCTACAAGTTCTTCGTAAGTTTTACCTAGGGTTTGAGCTTCACGTTCAATTAACCTTCGAGGATTAACACCTTCTTGGGTATGGTATTGAGTGAGCGTAGTTGCTCCACTGATTAGATCAGTAAACAAACTGTTTGACACCTTCTGTGGGTCAGGGTGTTTGAAAGGACTCTTAAACGACATTGAGTAAGAAAGTTGTTTCTTACGAATGAGTTGTTTAGTTGCTGGACTAAAGTAGTCGGGTACTAATGAGCCACCTTCTAACCACAGCTTAACAATCTTAGAAATAACAGGCATGAAGTCTGTTCGTTCTAAGATTAAGTTTTCTTTCCAAGGACCAAGATCGACTTGACTGCTAGCCATGTTGTAAAGACTACTGTCACCAGTAGCTAAGTTAACCGGCATGTTAATCGATCTTGCTGATGAACCAATCATTAGTCGAAGGTTCTCAGATGTCTCTTGTGAAGTAATACTGTATGGTATTCCTTCCAGTTTTGTTCCAGGTGGTAGTGTAGGAATTGTTCCTGGTTCGAATGGGAATTTACCTTTTGGTAGGTTGATGTTGTTTGCTTGTACTGAGTCTTTACCCCAGATCAGTGGATCGAGTGTAACAGCTAGAGGAATAGCTGCTCTAAACTCTGCTGATCGAATGATACTGTCTAAGTATCGTCTAACGCTAGGTAAAACGCAAAAAGCACTACTGCACTCAGGAATACCAGCAAGGCGTAGTTCATCTTTCTTTTTCCACCACATAATGATGTCATCGATGTCGTATTCTTCACCTGTGTCTAGGTAAATCTTAATTGGTTCCCAGTTCTCGTCATATTCGATTCCTTCGAATATCCGATCTTCGATCGTTCCTCCTGGGGGATTGGCTAGCTTTTCTGACGGTACAACCCGTAAACCTAGCTTAACATCGTTACCTGATCGTTTCTTATATGGAATCAGAATACAGATACCACTTCTGGCTGCTGCTCGTCTTGCTAGTCGAATCTCTGTACCGATTGAATTGTCGTTACAGAACTCCATCCATTTATCTTCAATGTTAGAGTTAACTTCTGGAACTGCTGTTTGACCAACCATAATTGGACAAGGTCCAATGATATGGTTAGATAAAGTGTTTAACATCCCGTGATAGTGTGATCCTTCGATGTCTAACTCCAGTGAAGTTAGGTATAGAATCTTTCTAGCTAGAGGATGTCTAACTAGAAGATTCATTGCCTGCCTAGGAATTTCATTTGCAGGCACATTTCTATAGCCGCTATTCTGGTAGAATAGACTAGCTAGTTTTTTAAGTGGTGCAAATAAATCCATAGTAAGTGTCTAGGTAAAAGAACAGAAGATAAAAACTTGGTTGAGTACCAACGCGTTAGGTAAGGTAAGCTATAGTTTAGAAAGCTATAGTCAACCAAGTGTGTTAGCAATCACAATCGTTTGTAGGACACTTGTGTACACAATGGTATCCTACAGGATGTGCAACAGACGCACCGAATGTATGAAACATCGGAGAGACTGATTTTGATTTCTCATTCAATCTTTCCAATGTGTTTAGATCGTGTTCTGTTGTTTTGATGTCTGGTGTTTCAATTGTCTTAGGACCAATTGTGTCTGCGATTGTTTTGATGTCGTCAGCTAAAGGCATGATTGTTCCTTAAAAGTTATGATAGTAAGAATAACACTACCGTATTACAAAGTAAATAGAACAACCACAATATCCAGAATATGAGTAGTTGTTTAGATTGCTGCATATTTCATGATTGCCGGACCGCTTACAATTAGTCCGTTGTCAGATTGTTTTCGAATCGACCAACGATAATTGCATGGTTGTGTTGTGTAAGTGATTGCTGGAACATTTACATTCAAAGCATTAGTTGCTGAGTTTAGTCCAGTAACCGTTGCTAAGTTAGCACCTAAGTCATTCTCAAGAATAAACTTAAGGTTAACACCACCAAATGTTCCATCGATCAATGTAAACAAAATTGTTTTTGGATCGGAGTTATACAGAACAAGTTCGTTGTCTTGTACTTCATCGTTATCGATGTTAACAAAAGCTTGAGGACAAAGAACAACGGCATCAGGAGCAATTACTTCGCCTATCTGCTCAGCCCAATTTCCTGGGGGAGTTGATCCGATGAATAGTCCCCATTGTTTGGAGATTGTTTCATCGTAAGTTATTGTGTACAATCCTTTGTTTGGTGCAGAGGATTGAGCACAAAGAACTGTAGGACCAGCATCTGTGTCCCAAGTTGCTAAGTTGGGTCTTGGGTGAGCATAGATAACAAGGTCGATTTCTTCTGTAAATGTTTCAGTTATCATACTGTGTCTTTCCACTTACAGGAGAGTTTGTCCATATGCTCTCTAAAATAGTGACGTTCATATGCAAGTTGGTCTTGATATGCTTTACGTTTTTCTTCAAGAGCTTTAATGAATTGAGCTTCTGCTTCTATTCTTTCAGCTTTATGCTCTGCTTGCATTTTAGGAATAGTCACAGTTGTGTGATGTATCACTAACCACACAGCAAAAGCAAGACCACCAAAGTGTGGAATTAACTGTGCCCAACTAGGTAGTAGTACCTCAGCTTGAGCAAAGATTCCTAGTCCCGAAAATAGTAAGGCTAACGTACCTAACAAAAGTTCAACTCCATCTTCTAATAGTCTCATTTTGTTTTCGTGTTCCTAGAGTGTAGATTCAGTAGGTTGGACAGGTTCAGGTTTTGCTTTTTTACGGTTCATCAAAACTTGGTTGATTTGACTAAAGTTTTGATTAAGTAATTCAATCTGTGCCATAACGTCATAAGCTAAAGCTTTGAGTTCTACATCAGACATGTCGTTTAGGTTAATTTCTGTAGCAGCCATGATTTCCTGGGGGAGGTGTTGGGTTAATCTTGAATTCCGTCGAAGTTCTCTACTTCGAATCGGTAACAGTCTCGGCAATGGTTTTCGCCAAATATCATATCGAGCACCTTCATTACCACAAACCAGTTGCATCGATACGATCTACTCGAAAGCATTTCGTAACGCTTCCCATCAAGCAAAGCATTGATTAGGCAACTGGTTGCAACAAATACGGTGTTCATGTTATTTGACTTGCAGCAAAAAATGCTGCATCCATTTGTTCACTAGTCAATCCTAGTGATGCTCCCATTTGTTGCACCAACGGATCATCACGCAGCACTACTAGGCCATATTCCCATCGTACTTGAGCAATCTTTCGAGTTGTCTCATCTGGTATTGCCTGGATCATGCCAGCAACGGTTTCTAGGTCGATACCGTTGGACAGTAGCCAATGTTGGCCCCTAGGTCGAAAGCTAGTGCTGGTGTTATACCCAAGGTGTAATGCTCAAGGATTGCTTGATAGCTGTAACCCAGTCCCTTGAACAATTGCAAACATGACTATCTAGCATATCCTCAGATTCGAAATCAGACGCCATTAAAGCGTTTACGCTTTTAGGTGCAACTGCATAGGCATCTCGCATTGCGTTAGATTGTTGCCAAGGTCTCGTTGCATTCACCCAAGCATAGGCACGCATGAAGTTGCAATCTTGCTGCGTGAAGTTGCCTGCGGTGCCTCCGTTAGTTGCCATAATGTGCGGCTGTCCCAAGTGAGACGGACCCCCGGCCAAGTGCATGAACTCATGGCATAGTAGGCGACATTGTTGGTAGCTACTACCGAAACGGAAGTAACTGCTGATCTGAATGATCCTATTGCCTATGTCGGCTTGCATGACTGCTGCTCGGGAGGTATTGAGCAGCTTAACCCTAGCACTAGCATAATCCGTTTGCCGGACAAACTTGATTGCCCAGTACCGTGACATGCAGTCGAAGTGCCGTTGCACTTCATTAAATCGATAGGTTGGGTTGTACCCAACATTGCGATCAGTTGCTAGTGACCATGTTATTGTTCTCATTCCGGCACCCGATAAGCTTCTTCTCGTGTGGCGTCTCGCATGATTTCGGTGACTTCATCAGCATCGAACACACCCGATTGCAGAACGTAGCCAACGAGTTGCTGGAAGTCTGTCGAATCGAGAATCACCGGCCACTCAACGTGATTCTTTCGGTACAGTTCAATGGTCTTTCCAACTGTCACAAGCTGCGGATTGTCCGAAGTCAACAGCGTCACCATATCTTCTTTTGAAACGCGGCTATAGAACGCTTCACCATCGAGCCAACGCGGGTTGTATGGTCGGTACTGTTCTAGTGATTCAATCGTCGCTTGCAGCGTTGCAATGGTTGCAAGTCGTTGCAGTAAGTCGTTTTCCAACTTGTTTAACGCTTTTTCGTGTTCGGTCTTCAACTCTGCAATAGCTTTAGCATGATCGGCAAGAGCCTTTTGGTTCTCTTTGTATAGCTGGTCATTCGATGCTACCAAAGCATTGCGGCTATTGGTCATAATCGCCAATTGTTCTTCGATGGTTGGTTCTGACATTACTAGAAAGCCCTTCGGACTGAAACGTTATCGATAGTGCCGGTGAATGCTGCCCCGCCCCTAAACAGAATTGTTCTTATTGTGTCCGCAGGGCTTTTGTGATGAAGAAAAGAATATGTACCGCTTCCGTTGATTGTGGTTACTGCGCCTGGGCCTGAACCACTTGAGCCAAGAAATACCTGTACTGATCCACTCGTGACGGATACGCTAAAACTGATAATGTACGTTCTGCCCAATTCAACGGCAGGAAGGTTTTGTTGAATGTCGGCAAAGGACACCACACCAGTAGCAACAGCAGTTCCGCCACTTATTGTCCAACCTGCTCCCTTGCTCCATGCCGTGTCGGTATCGAAACCACCATTGGTTACGAGTTCGGGGAAAACAAGTGAGCCAGTGTAGGAAAGTGTTCCGGTGATTGCTACAGCACCTGACGTTACTCCGACAACAGAGACATTTGCAATAGATATAGACGCCCCTCTACCACTTGCGGCGTTCAGAGCACTATCTCCTTGAGACGATTGATAAAATCCCGTATTGGCCGCTGTCTCAGCAAGCGTGCCGTTACGCAAAGCCACATAGGAAATGTCCCAAGATGGGCAATTTAGAACACCTCGAAGCGAACCTCCTGCTGCTTGCAGTAATCGAATACCTTGGTTGGTGACTGTCCCGCTAGCGGTTAGGTTGCTGCATGAGAAAGGAGACATCGCCAAATTGTCATTCGTGCGAGCCTCAATCGTTCCACCGTTGTTGTGTAGTAATGGACCAGTGCCGCCACCAATTGCCAGAGTTGTTACTGCCGCGGTTCCGTTGACTTGGAGTAATGATCCACCATCATCGGTGCTGGTGTTTATCAGGAACCGCCCATTAGATAGGAATCTAGCTCTGTAGGAATTGTTGGTATAAAACTGGATTCCACCAACTCGACTGCTTAAATAAAGATCATTAGGAGTACCTCCAGCGGTTGATCCACCAAATCCAACCAACGCACAACCATCAGCTCTATTGTTATTGTTGTTGAAAACGATCTCTGTGTAACCAGAAGCATTGGTGTTCCGTAACTTGATTCCTTGCCCACCTCCGGTCCCAAAATTTCCTTCAACCTGAAACAGCTTACCAGCGTCTAAAGTGGTTGGTGATCCACAAATAACACCCGTAGCACTTCGGACTAATCCCGTAGCAGTTAAATCCCCATTGATCGTCTGCCCACCAGCAGTGGTAATGACTTTATTGCCGTTGAAGTCTAAACCGGTATTGTCGGCAGAAAGGAAGTAGTCGCCGTCACCTACAGAATCATAAAGAATTACACCACCAACACGAATCGACATTGATCCACTATCTAGTAGTGCGTAGTCAGCCAAGATACTTTTTACCCACTCAGTGTTAGCAATACGAGTGTTATTGCTATTTGATGGTGCAGTAGGTGAGTATCGAGGTCGTGTTGTTATCATATGTCTTCAAGTACTAAATCGAAGGTTTTGTTTGTTTCTGTTGAACCGGTTTTAATTCTTATCTGTCCTGCCCCTCTTGTGATTTCTGGGGGGATTGGAACCGATATGGATGGTACCACTGTTAGTGAGAATGCTGTCCCATCTTCTTTTCTAGCTGGAAGATAGACCGTAGCATCTATACTTAGTTCGAAAGAGATTGTTGTTGAAACAAGTCCGGCAGGAATGTTTAACCGAGAAAGGAATCTACCTCGACAGTTAACTGAACCCGAAGTTGTGCCTGATGCAATTTCAGCTTGTGTATTGAATGGTCTCATTTGAGGCAATCTTTGCAAAGGGTTTCAGTTAGTGCTTTGATTGCTTCACGGTATTGTGCTTCTGGAATCAAAGCTAGTTCTTTGTCGACCGGTACTCTCCACAAAGAATACCAAGAATTTTTATACAAGTCACTTGGTCTGTTACCAAAAACAATTCCAACTGTATTTTTTACAGCCATTTTTGTTTCAGCTACAGATAAGTTTCTTGTAGCTTCTAAAGCAGACAATAAAGAAGTTCTAAGAGCTTCTGTTGTTGTTGGGTCTTGTAAAGCTTTAAGACCCATTGTCGATGCTTTACGAAGTTCATTGTAAGAAGGATCAACCGGAGTTGGAACAGGAGTCGGTGTTGGAGTAGGTGGAGTAATTATTGGAGTAGTTGGTGGTGGAGTTAAACTCTTAACAACTACTTTATGAAAAGCATACTCGATGTTGGCATTCTTGTCTGCGACAATTAAACCGAACGAGTACGTTCCTGGGGTGGGAATAGAGAAGAAGATGTTCGATGCACAAGATGCTGAACTCGACTTTAGTTCTTCTGGAATGATCCAGACCTTATTGTCTCCTACAGCATCTTCATGAGAAAGAAACAGTAAGGTGCCAGCAAGAACTTCTGTTGGTCCTTTGATGATTGCTTTTGTTTGAGCAAATGTTTGGTTACAGAAAGCAAGCAACAAACTTAGAGATATTACAAAGTTTTTCATGATACACCTGGGATAAGTTATGAACTAAAGAAAGACTAGACTAAAAAGGTATTCTTAGCCTAGCCGATAGTAAAAGCGTAATCGATAAACCGCTTAGACTAAGTTATGAAACTCGTGGAGTGATTGTAGGTTTTACAACTGAAGGAACGTGACTTGAATGTCCGCTCTTGTCTGTATCAAGGACAGTAGAATCTACCATCTTTGGTTGCTTTCTCTTGTCGATCAAGAATTTGATGATTTCAAGAATGATTGGAATGTAGATTGACCAATTTTTGCTCTTTGGGTCGTCTCGAAGAACTTGAATAGATGCTTCGGTGACTTCACCTTCTTCATCTTTGAATGCACCTTCAAGCTTGGTAACGAGGTCTTCGTATTCAAGTTCGGAAAGGATTCCGGTTTGATCGAGGGTAACACCAACTGGATCGAAGCTTGAAATTAAAGTACCGGACAACCACAAGGTGTCTTGTAGTAGCGACATCGATACACCGGAGTTAGGTACTTCTCGGAGTCTACCGATAAGTGCAAACAAGCAAGTGAATTCAAACTTTGGAGGAAATTGTGCTGTGCAGGACATTTTACAAAACTTTCTGGGAAGAAGGAAACTAGACTACAATGTTTTCAATGTTGACGGGTGTTTGGTTTTCGTTGAGAACAACAACAACTTGACCACCACCAAGAACGTAAGCTTCGGCAGAGATTGTTGCTTCTCTACCATTGTACATTACTTTGCTACCGATGTCGTGTTGTTCATTAAATTCATTAGCTCTTTTCCAAGCTAAGAACATTACTTGACTGTACTTCATTTCTGGGATTTTCTGGGGAAGGAGACAAGAAACAGTTATGGCATAAATGGAGGATGTATCTATATGTGCAGCAGGTCAGCAACCATTGCTTTGACAAGATCAAGGCTGTTAGGCATCCCTACACCCCAGAAATCGTCACGACCAGTTGGTCCTTTGTCTGTGCTGTACTTGACAAGAAGGTTTCGAATGTCTTGTAGAGTAAGACGAGCTTTACCTTCTCGTTTGTTACGAGAGTTTAGCAAAGCACAAAGACCAGCAAAGAATGGTGTAGCCATACTTGTACCGGACATTGATCGATAACCATTGGTTGTTGAACAAGAGACAATGTCTTCACCTGGACAACAAACATCTAGTTCACGACCACCGGAAGAAAATCCAGATCGTTGACCGTTTTTGCTGTAAGCACCAATACACAAACCTTCTTGAATGTATCGGCCAGGGAATCCAATTGTATTACGAGTGCCATTGAAACCGGAATTGCCGGCAGCACTAACGACGATGATGCCTTTAGAGACAGCTAGTTCCATAGCTTTTCTCATAGGCTCATATGGAGAACCAGAACCAAGAGACATGCTAATGATGTCAACATCTTGTTCGATTGCCCATAAAATACCGTCAGCAATTCCTTGAGAAGAACCGCTACCGGAGTTGGAAAGAACTTTTCCAACATACAACTTAGCATTAGGAGCTACACCTACGTTGGTACCTAAGACAGTACCGGCACAATGTGTGCCATGAGAATTGCCGTCTCTCCAATTTTCACCACGGATGAAAGATTGAGCAGCGTCGGGTTCAGGTAGTTCATCGTGACTATTCATGCCTGTATCGAGAACAGCAACTTTAGAAAAGTCACCTTTCTCAATTTCATGAATTTGTTGAAACAAATCTTTTGGTCGGTGCCAAAGATTGGTTGGTGTTGCATAGATACCAACTTCAGATTTTAAGTCTGGTGGTAATTGTACAATCGGTGAGCCGTCTAATGCTAAGTCCATAGTACTACCTAATTAGTTAGGCAGAACTTTTTGTTTACAACTTACAAAGTTGTCAAGCTAAAACTCACTAGAGTTGTATCTTGGTAGGATACAAAAAGTCTGCGACCTGCAATACATTATACGCAAGAGCGAATAAAAAAGCAAGGATAATTTTCCGCAGAATTATTGTATCACGGGAAGATACAAATGCTGGTGTTTACTATTCTTCTAATATTATACTAACAAATTATTTGATAGCTTGTTTCTTTCTTATGTTCATGAATTCGTTTGTTAGTATATGGATTTCAGAATTGATATCTTGCATTTGTTGATTCATTTCATCACTACAAAGACCAGCGGCAGGACCGTATTTTATTCCTAGTTCTGTTAAAGTTTTGTGTGCTTTCTTAATACTGTTCAATGCTTCAATTGTTTTGATTGAATCTTCAAAAGTGTATCTAGTAGTTGGCTTGCTCATTAAGGTAGTCCTGAATGTTTGTTGTTTGCTTTTCATGTTTCTTTCTACGGCTTACACCTAGTTTGAATAACATGGCTGTTGCTCCAACTAGATTATCAAAGTATTCGTTGTCTCGTTCTCTATACTGTTCCCATTCTAATACAACTCTTTCTTCTTTAATGTTAACATGCTGAGTAGGGTATTCAGCATTACAGTGCTGAGCTAATAAATTGTGTTCTCCATATTCTGTTGGTTTGTACAACCGATATGACCCCATATCTCCTGGGGTGGTAAGGAATCCTCTATGTACCAATGTCTTTAGATGGTTGATGTCCATTCTAAGGATTGATATAGTTTTGTCAGAAGATGGGCTAGTGTAGCAATGGTAGTGTATTTCTCTGTCAGGAGAATTCGTTAATTCCATCAACGGTCTGTCTTTGTGACCAAAGTACAAACCTTGAGTTGGAATTAGAAATGCACGAACATCACTTTCACGAATTGCTCTAAGCATATCGTCTGTTTCATATCTAGCATCAAAACCGATGAGTCGGTTTTGGAGTGAAACTCCATCTTCCCTGGGGTAGTTGGTATTGACGAGTATCTTTGAGAAGTCGATGATTGCTCTGTAGAATAGTGCACCGATGTCTCCTTTAGATATTTCTGGGTAAACATCATAGAGTGTTTTGACTAAGTCTTTCTTTTTCCATACAGATGTTGGTTGTTGTGGGTAAGTCCCATAATCGATCACGAATGGTCGATACACTGTGTCACAACCAAGTGTAACGTATGTAAGAATTTCGTGGTTCATGTCAACGTGTGTTACAACTGTTTTAACTTCTTGAGGTAATTGTCTTTTGTACATATTAGATGTACGAGAGATAATTAGATCAGGTGGAGCGATAACTTGTTGTTCATCGTTTTTAGGGATGATTAACTTACATTGACATTCACAGTCGAAAGCTTCTGGACCTTCTTCGTAGTAGAATGTCATTGCGTGGTGTAGTGCAGAGATTTCGATTGGATCGTCTACGTCCCATTCATAACACCAATCCCAAGCAACTACGGCACCTTCGTGCATTGGAGCATAGTTTTCTTCTAAAAATGCTCTTGCTCGTCTTTGTGCTTTTTCTCTTTCACCTTCACGATATTTGTCAAAGTTAAGGAGAATTCTACCAAATTGATCCCATAAGTCCATACGTGTAGGCATAGACTTTAGCATGGAGTATGTAGCTACTTCCCATGACGGTTCTTTAAGAACAAAATGGTGAGCAACGTCATTCTCTTTCTGGGGTGTGATGGTCATTACAGCACGAACTTTACGGCTGTGAGAACCACCAAACAAGGCAGCTTTTTTAATAGTCTGTACAATGGTGTTAGACATTGTAGGAGACTTAGCGTCTTTGTCTGTTTGAATATCATCTAGCAAAACAAAGTCGGGACGTAGAACTTTACCTGCATCTTCACCAAATGTAATCTTTTTGGATAGTCCTCGAAGATTATCCTTAGTACGAACAAGTAGAATAACTCCGGAGGACTTCTCCCCTGGGAGGATAGGAAAACGGATTTCATCTGTTCTCCAAGTGATATGAGTCTTTTCACCGTTGTAGGTTTGATTCTCATACTTTTTGAACTTACCGTCACCGTGTTGGAAGCAAGAGATAACTCTTGGATACAATCGATGAAGTTCTTCATTAGACGTAAGTTCGGTCTGTATTTGATCCATAATTTCTTCTGATTTACTAATTTCAGAAGATACGATAAGACCAAACTTGATGTCTCCTTCTAAAGCAGCAGCAACCATTTGGTTAACTGCTCTACTTGTTTTTGCAAAACCACGAGGTTCAAGTTGAACTAACTTAGCACCACGACCCTGTAAACAGATATTGTTGAATCGACGAATAGCTGTTTCTTGATCTTCACCAAACGGTTTAATACCGGTACTAGACTTGTATAAGTTTTGGTGAAGCTTAACATAATCTCTACGATAGAGGTCACGTTCAGCCAGTATTTCTGGGGAAGGATCTTCGACAGCCGGTACGTCGTTCTTGATGTCTTGCTTACGTTTAACACGCATATTACTCTGAGTAATTTTGTATTGCTCGTAGAAGTCACCACTAACGTCTTCTGATTCGTCAAATTCTCCAAAAATATCTCGTATGGGCATTACATGATCCTATCAAGTTGTTGTGCCAAATCACTTCGTAGTTTGAACTTAAATGCCTGTCTGCCAGGAGCACCTGTACTACCTTTGGTGTGTTCAAGTAATCGTAAAGCAACCAAGTCTGTCAATTCAGTAGTGACTCGATCATCGGATATGTTCTTTCCTAATCCGTGATAGATTTCGTCTCTACTGAGAAAGTCGTCTTTAATCAAGTGGCAGATTCTTGCCCTGGGGGAAGTAGTATCGATGATGTCACCAGCTAGTTTGCGTACTAACTTGTGAACATCTTCATTGGGTCGGCTAAGACCTAGAACTTGTGATGCACAAATAAATACTTTAGATAGCTGGCCGATTAGTCGAGCAGGTACTTCGATAACGGGAGTAAAAGTCAAATCTTTTTCACCAAACTTTTCTCGATCTACTTTGGTTCGCATACAAGCACAAAGTCTTGCATAAGCTAAAATATTGTCTCTTTCTCTTTCACCCAGGATAACGGGATTCTCTCTTGCCATTAAATGCTCGATGAATCCTTTAGCTGCTGCAATCACCGGTGTTTCTGGTGGTTGATTGTTGCTATTGAGTGCAGCACCTAAAGATCGATTAAGCATTCTGTTTTCGATTGCTTCTCTATCAGCATCGGATATGAGTAGTTCGAAATCCAAGAAGCGTTCTCCAAGGAAGGCATTGTCTGATCGTCTAAGGGCATTAGTACCACACAAGATCATGGTTGATCGAATGTTATTGTACTTATGGTGAACACCGTGTCTGTAGTGAACTGAACTGTCTTTGTCATAGAAGTCACGAAGTTCAGACATAATCTGTTCGATGTTCTTCTGTTTAAGCAAAGCATCAGCTTCTTTAACTATGAGCGTTTTACCAGCAATCAGTGGAATAAGTGAAGCATCTTTAGGTTCACCCTTAGCACTATCGTCTCTCCATCCTGAAAACAATCCTGTAAAGGTTGATAGTAGAACTACTTGTTCAGAACCACTAACACACTTCGCGATAGTCGTTTTACCGGATGAAGGTGGACCAATCATACGAATCCAAAGTTGTTCTCCTTCTACTTTGATTGAATAGATTGATGATAGTACAAGTAACAATCCTTGACGAATACTTTCTGTTGTGTGATAAACAGATTCGAACTTAGCTATTAGTTTCTCGAATGTATCACAACTACGGTCAGCAGCAATAGTTTCTGTAGTCGTTTTTACAACTACAACACTATCGGGACTGGTGTAGGGTTTGATGTATTCTGTTGCTTTGGTTAGTGCTAGTCTACCGTATTCTCGGTAGAGATCGTTCATGTCGTAACCGTCAGGTTTAGCTTCAACATGTTCAGCTTTACCTTCAACCTTTTCTTGTTCAGTTAATTGCTTAGGCCAAGCAACATAACGAATACTCTTTGGTTTGAACTGAGAACCAGCAAGGTGTTTTATGATTACTTGTTGAAATCCAGACTGTCCTGCTTTGTCATTATCATAACAAAACACAACGTCTTTACCATCGAGTAGTTCACACCAAGTTGGTTTCCAAACACCGGAACCAGGAACACCTAATAAACCTATTCGGTGTTCACCTACAATTGCATTAGCAGCAATACGATCCCAGTGTCCTTCCAGGACCCATACTTCCTGGGGGAGTTCTTCTTCCCAACTCATTATTGTGTGATCTATTCCAGGACTACATAACACTTTGTTGAATGACTTCCAAGAACCATCCTTCTGCTTCTCGTTAACCTTATCGACTTTGTACAGGTTGTTAATCTGTCCGTGTTTGAATGTAGGGATAATCAGTGTGTTGTTAAGTGTGTTAAGCTTAACTCTAGCTTTACTAGCTGTACCTACAGGAATGTCACGCATTTCTGCAACCATTCTAGCAGCTACAACCAATGTATCGAATTCATCGTAAAGTTTACGAATGAATGTATATTGATTACCGTTAGCATGACATACTTTACAGTCGTACTGTAGAGTTTGTGGATCATAAAAGAACTTCTTTTCTTTACCACAAAACGGACAGTCTATTAGCATTTGATTGCTAGATTCTTCTGCCTCATAACCTGTATGAAATTCAAAAATTGATATAGCCATTACTTTGCATTGTACCTTGGAATGAGTTGTAATTCTTGTATAAGTTCGAAGTTTTCTGATTGTATTAGCACATCAATTGAGTGGTACATTATGTTATATTGAAATGCTACAATCTTCCAGTTTTTCTGTTCTTCTTGATCGTATGGACAGGTTTGTGGACCAAGATAATCATATCGGGCTAAGATATTAGTTAACTCTTTGATAGCTCTTTCTTGAGACATATCGTTGATGTCTTTTGTAAACCAATTAAAAAATCTTTGTCTGTCTATTGCGTAGATGCGGAGTCGTCTGTTGTCCATGTTACATACCTGGAAGAAGTTTCTGTTTTGGGGTCCAAGGATCTAAAAGTGGATTGTTCTGGTTTTTTTCGTTGTACATTAGTTTGTAACTAACGTCACAAGTTGGGATGTACTTTTTGCCTGCATTAGATATAACTTCTAGTTTAGTTTTGATGATATAGTCAAGTTCTTCACAGATCGGTACTTCGGTGTCTAACCCGTCGTGTACTTGTGAGTTCATACCACAATCAAAACCATCGTAGACTGGATGATTATACCAATCAACCATAGCTTCTCCCATGATTTGTCCTGCTGTACCTTGAATGTAATAGTTACAAGCTTTGAACGGTTCGTTAATAGGAACGTCAAGTCTGTAACCACCCATCGTCATTACAGCAAACACACCTTGGTTCTTCAAGTTTACATAACAAGATTGTGCAATTCGTTTCATAAACTCTTTGATACCAGGGAATCTAGCATCGATTAACGAACAGTAGTCAGGTGCATTTTTAGCACCATGATATGTTTCGTTTGTTTTCTTATCTGTAGCACCATAGATACGAGAGAAGTTACCGTTCTTAGTTCTACCGTACATATCGAATATACGTTGAAGTTCAGGAGATAATTTTTCGTATGCTTGGTTCTTGATGGCTTTATAGATTTCAGCTTCCTTAGGGAAGATCGTTTCCATAACCATCATGTGAACTGACTTACCAAGTTCGAATGCTTCAATCAGTTCTTTGTTACCGACACTGTAAGCCCATATCCGTAACTCGATGTTAACTAAGTCGGTACAAATCCATACATATCCTGGAGGTGGTTGGAATAGGAATTTAAGTTGCTTATGAACATTCTGGTCATTTGGTGCACTAGATGATTGTCTAGTTTCACGAGTACCTGTTACGTTAAGGTTAGAGTGAGTACGACTACCTAAGCACCAGTTAGAGATACTACGAATATCTCTACGACGTTTGTTCTTTAGTTTGAGCTTCTTGAGTTCAACAAGTGCTGGATGCTTGTAACGATCAAGGTAATGTTGGATTGTGACTTTGTCTGTTGCAGGTTGAGGTTTCTTACCTTTAGTGTAGAACTCAACTGGAATGCCACACCGTTCGTGAATGAGAAGTTTAAGGTGATTCTTTTTCTCATGGTCGAAGTGGTGACTGATCTTTGCAATCTTACGAATGTTGTAAGTGTGTTCTTCGATGTCACTATCGAGTTTAGATAACAAAGAGTTAGCTGTTTCTAAATCGAAATGTCTACCGAATGTTTGCATATCATATGCGACATGTAGTAGGTCCATGCGTTTACGGTATACTGGGTACAGATCGTAGTTAAGTATTTCTTTCTTAAATATCTTCCATAGTTGCCAAGTTCGTTCAGCATCTAGTAGACCATACTTAAGACAAGGTTCTGGTGCTAACCAGTAATCCATTTTCCAAAACTCTGTACCTTGCTTTGGAATTGCAGGAAAGTGTTTGTGTCCTACTCTAGCATAACACCACTGTTCTTCTGGGGGTAGTCTCTTGATTTGTGCGATCTTATGCTTGACTGCTGTTTCAAGATCGAGTTCATCTTCGTTGTCGATATCAAGATACTTGATACACAAGTCTTTTAGATTGTGGCTATCACCAGAACATATTAAGTGTGAAGCTACTAGAGTATCTTCTAACTTACTACGAATGAGTTTGTGCCAAGGTTCTGAATCAATACTGTTGTCTTCAAGAACAGCACAGATCATTCGAATATCAAAATTACCGTTCTGTGTAACAATCGTATCCGCTTGTTTACACAGTAGAAGAAATTCGTAAATATCTTCCATTTCCCATGTAACTTCTCTAGTCCATGGGTTAACTCTACCCCACCAGTAAAAATTCTTGATACTGTTGCAGGCGGTTATAAGGAACGGACGACAACCATGAAATGCGTCCGTTCCTGTTGTTTCAGTATCAAAAGCTAGTATCAACCTTGTTGCTCCCTTATTTTGTTAAGCCATCGTCTGTAAGCTACAGTAGATACCCAACCTTCTGGTTCGTCTACTGTAGCTTTAGTTGGTCGGTATACAGTATGCTTATACATATTCAGAGGATTTTCTGGATATGTAAGAGTGAAGTTTTCTGGAAGTGGATGGTCGTGTCTAGCTTTAAGGTAGACTAAAGTTACAACAGGGCTAGTCTTCGACTTCTCTGGGGGAAGATCTGATTCGTTGGATGAGTTCGTCGTATTTGTATTTGTAGTCATGTTTGGTCCATAGTTCACAGAGTACAGTTAAACAAGAACGAGCTTCTGAGAATCGTCTGTTGTTGATGAGATTGATAATGTAATCTTTCTGTCGAACAAGAACGCGATCATTCTCTTGTTCTTTCTCACAGAATGGACAAAGAACTGAGTCATGATCGCGTTTACAATTAGGACATTGAGTTAGCAACTGATCTTCTCCAAGAAAGTTTTCCATTCGTTGTCTGTCATTCCGTGGTCTGGATTTTTAGTAATTGCGTTGTCGTCGGCTAAGAATTGTTGATACATACTATGTATGATTTTCATTTCCATTCTGGAGAATTTGACTGCTTGAAGAACGTAGTCTTCAAAGGCTTCACAAGCAATAGGGCATACTTGTTTGATGATGTCGTACATTGCTTGTGCATAGAGACGAATCTCTAGTTGAGCATGTTTGTCAAGACGTAACCGAAGGAAATTGAAGATGTTGTGTAAACTACATCCCCAATAAGCTTCTGTATAAGTCGAAAGAGGTAAGTCTTTACGAGCTTGTTCACGAGCAACACCAAGTTGTAATCGGATACGATAAATTTCTTGAGCATATTCGATTAGTTGAGTTTCTAAATGACTAAGCAATTGTCCTGGTGTACATTGTTTATCTTTGTCACCATCGATGTAAAACTGAGAACCAGCAGCTTCTGTGTTATCGAGAAGTCCATTGACAACCCAATAACGCAGCTCGTCGTCATACCAAACCTTAACTTGACAGTCTTCTGGCCATTGTTCTAGGAATCCAGAACTTCCTTGTTTGTTGTCCTTAGACTGTAGTCTCCATTCTCCTGGGAGAGTAACTTGTTGGGAGTCAATTGCTTCTGAATATCGAGTAGAGTACTCGTTAACATCTGCGGTACGGTGTCGAATCCATTGTCTCCAACAATCCATTGGAACACGAATAAGGAATTCGAACTTTACTTTCTCGAATGGAGAAGTGTGTCCGTCATTCATTAGACGGCGAATAAGACCACGATCTTTCTTTGCAATTTCTGCATTGATAGATATGTCTGGCAGTTGCATTACTTCTTTGAAGTTTTCGTTGTATTGATATACAAGATTTTGTTTGAACGGATCGGCGAATCGAATTGTGATTGAGTCGTCAGACTGTTCGAATGAGCTTACTTCACTATCGAAGTATTTTGTAAGAGCTTCCCGATAAACTTCGTAAGGATCGTTTCTGCGGTCTTTGCCGTAGCTAGTTCTAGCTGCTTGTACGATTCTGTCGTCGTTGCCCATTACATCTACGAGACAGATGAATCCGTCGTTGAGTACATGAGTCTTTTTCCATTTTAAGTTTTCTACTACGTCCATATCGTGCTTTCTTTGCTAGGTATTGCTGGTGATTAAAACGTGAATTATATTTTCGTTGTTGGAACTTGTTTGTGTCATTCCAACCACGTTTGTTAGGGTTGTTCATGACCTACTTCATAAATACTAGATTCTTGTGCGATTAGATCAATGATTGTTTGAGCAAGGAAACCTGTAGCGGTTCCATCTAAGTTACCTTGGTCGTCATAAGATTCTAGCTCTAAAGGACTTTCACAGACTATAGTAATTTGTTCTTCCTTTAGAGCTTTATGTAAAGCTTCTGAGTAACTACTCATAGATTCTCCTGTTGTGCACAAACTGCAAGTAAACAATCAAGTTGCCACTTTTTAAGTTGATTACGAAGAACAGCGGACCGTTCTTCCTGGGGTGTTAGTCTACCTTCAAAGTATACACAATGAGGTCTTTCAACATGTTTGTCGATTGTTTTAGTAATACCTCGAACATTGCCGAGGTATTTAACAATCTTTACAGAACCGTCTGAGAAGTAGAAGAATGCTTTCACTTCTCTTCTAACTCTACAAGTCTACGACGAAGGTTAAGAACAAGTGTTTTAATTATTGCTTGTCTTTCTTCATCTGGGTTAGTGTGCAGTTCTGATTCGTATTCGTAGATTTCTGTTTTGAGTCTACGAAGGGTGTGTTTGTGAGCTTCTCGTTGGTCTGAATTCAAGATTTGTTTTCCTTTTCAATAAGTACAGCAACCTTTCGTAGTAAACAGTAGCTACCAAGATCGTCGTAAGTGTCGTCAATAGATTCTGAAACAACTTCTGCTTTAGCTGTTTTTAGATTTTGTATTCTAGCAATTTTGTCCGACATACGAACATCAATTGCCGAAGTCGTTGGCATTCCTGGGGCGAGAATAGGTTCTTTGAATATTGATGAACCGTAATCAGCATTCTTCTTGAGAAGTGTTGTGATCCAAGCTAAACCTACTTGTGCAATAAGTTGTTGGTGATGACTACGACTATTGTCGAGTGCAGCAAGAAATAGATTCCGATCAGATAGTGGAGGACAACTAACCGTAGTTTTTTGTCCGTTAATGTATTCAATTTGTAGATTTCCTTGTGGCATAATTTGTTCTTGTGATTTAGGTGGATGATATTGAGGCACGGTTTTTTCTTTCTTAGTAGGGTTGTTTTTAGCGAGTTGGTGATAACAATTATGTTTCCATTTAGCAAGGTCTATATGGTATTCTACTTCTCCTTCATTAAAGAATTCTACCCATTCAGGTCTTTCTGACATTCCTCGAATTGTTTTGAACATACCACGAACATCGTCTGGATATTTTTTAATACAAGACCATCCGTCAGACCAAGTAAATACTGCAACAAGTGACATAATTTTCTCCTGGGTTAGAATAAAAAGGCTGAACGGGAATTAAACCCGTAGTCTAGGTAAGAAGCATAGTCGACTTTACTCCTTACCACACACAGTCCTAGCTGTCAGCCTATGTCATTATAGTCTGACTAGACTAGCGAATACAGGTAGAGTACCAACCGTCTCTACCACGAACTACTGCACAAGTTGCAGAAGTTTGACCAGGAACACCAAGACAAGTTCTTGGATTAGGATTGCTTGTAGAAAATCCAACGCCAGAAGAACTACGACCTGCCCTCCTAAGAGCATCACCTTGAAGAAGTTCTCCACGAACATGTCCTTTAATCCCATTAGCTGCTCGGTATTGTGCTGATGCAAGTGCTCGACTGTATGCACTAGAGTCTGTAGCTGAATAGCTTACCGAAGCTGCACTTTCACAAGCACTACAAGCTGGACAAGGAACTTCTACAGGAACTGGTGCAGGTGCTGATGGTAGAACACTCGTTCCACAAGAAGATTGGACAGTCCCACAAGAAGCTACAGCACCACAAGACTTGACAGAAGAACCACACGATCGGGTAGAACTTCGAATCTTTTGTAGAACTCCTACAGGAGCTGCAACAACACGAGTAGCTGCTGCTACGGTATTACGAACAGGAGTTCGACAAACACCATTAGCACAACCTGTTGTTGTTTGGTTCGTAGAACCATACAAGAACACTTCCTGAGCTTGAACTTGGGCTGTGATTGCAAAGAATACTACAATCATCCATGGTAAAACAAATCGCTTAATCATACTAACTATCTCCATAAACAGAAACAAACAAACAAACAAAAAGTAACTGTTCAATAAATGTTAATTTGTTGAACAGTTACAAGCCTCACCAACACACTGTTAGTGGGGCAACTAACTTGCTAACAATTGAATGTTAGACCGTCATTTTGACTTCGAACTTTGGAACGATCTTCTCGAAAGAAGGATCGTCAACGCCTTTGACTTGAACCTTGCTGGTGAAGGCTTCAACAACTTTGCATTGTTGATCAAGGTAAGTAACCAAGTCACCTACTTTGTAATCAACAGGAGCAGAAGCAGCAGTAACTTCACTGGTTGCAGCAGGAACAACACCACCAGAAGCAACTTCACTACTAGAAGCTGTAGACGCTGATGCTTCTTCCTTCTTCCTGGGAGGAGGTACTACATCATCTGTCTGTGGTACGACATCTTTCGGTTGTGAAAGAACAAGACGCTTGCCTTCGTTGTAAGCTGTTGTGTTCTTCTCACTTTCAGCTTTAATCTCGAACTTGATGCTGTGGTCGTTCTCTTGGAACCATTGACCAAGCTCACGTGGGTGGTTGTGGTTCTCACGAACTTCTCGTGGTAATCCAAACCGATTTTCAAGGTCGTCGAGAAATGCCTTGAAGTTTTCTGCACGACGGGTCTTGTCGTTTTCCCAGAACCAGTAAGTGTGTTGGATACGCTTACCTTCATGGATTGGGTGGTCAACAACCCGGAAACCAACTCGACAGTATGGACATCCCTTCTTGGTGATAACATTCGACTTGTCAACTTGGTTAGGAGTTGCATCGAATGTCATGTCAGTAACCACAAGGATACCGGATTCACCAATGTCAAAAGGAACGTCTGAAGTTCTTGCTTCCTCGTGCTTTACCTTTTCGATTGCTTCTTGTTCTTTGGTGTAGAAGGAATCGAATGCGTCTGATACTTTAGTTTCGGCCATGAGCTAACACCTTATAGGTATGTAGGTAGTTGTGTTTTCTCGGCACTGTGCTGAGAATAACGAGAAGAAAAGACTCTGAGTGAAATTATCGCTGTGCTAACTAGAAGATGATTCCTCGCTTTCTTCGAACGCATCAATTATCAAAGTTGATAAGTGTAACAACTCAGTAGCACTTAGTGAAGCAACAGGCTTTGGTACTAATTGCAACTTATTGATTGTTCGTTCGAATGGTTGTAAACTTTTATGTAGGCTCGTTAATGATGTGCAAAGATTCTGTCTAGCAATCCTTACTTTATCAATGTTTGTTAGTCTAACGGTTATTTCTTGTAGCTGTCTGGGACGTATTTCCAAAGGTTGTCAAAAGCTATCTTGGGTGTTTTACCCATCGATATTTTCTGGGGAAGGTTCCATCGATTTTTAGCTTCATGAGCAGGACTGGTTGTTGTGTAAATCCAACGACTGTCTTGATCTTCTGCTTTACCTTCGACGGTAGTAGCATTGTTGCCTTTACCTTGCACTTCTGTCTTGATACTGATTTGGATACTCATGTTTAGCATGAATACAAAACCAGCCCATGACCGAACAACTTCACGACATTCTTTGTGCATAAGAATAACGTGAGACAAATAGTCAGCACCAAGGGTATTAGGTACAGAAGCTGTGCTCATGTGACCTAAGAAAATTGTGTGAACACCTTGCGAGTTCTTCTGCGTACAAAGATCGAGAAGGTTTTGAAATACCGGTGGTGCGTATTTGTTTGGACCTTCTGACCAAGCATTGAACTTAGAGAAATCTCCATCGAAATACTTTGTGAGTACATAATCGAATACGAGCTTCTGAATTCCTTTCAAACCATCGAACAAGAGTGTACCAGAAGTACATTTTTTGATACGATCAACAAGTTGTTCGAAAGTTGTGATTTGAATGTCAATACTATCTTGTGGAACAGCACCGACATCTTCAAGATATTGATAACCATTCTCACCGATAGAAAGACACGTTACTGGTCCAGGAAATTGTAAACCAAGACTGGTTTTACCCATCCCTTCTTTACCGTAGATTACTCCCGCTAAACCTCTAGCCATTGTGAAATCCGATTGTTTGAGTGTTTGAATCGTTAATGTGAGCTTGAACTAAATTTTCAGCAAACCAAGCTTTATATCTAGTTGCTTCGTTCCACCATTCAACTTCGTAAGTGATCTTGTCGAACTGGATAGAAACTTGTAAAACTGTACCTTTAATAGTTTGCTCTGTGTTGTGCAATCTAAAAAGGTAAACAGTAGAACCACACGCAATAACTTTAAGAGTTTTCTTCATTTTTCTTTCTTGAAAGTTTAATTGTGTGAAGGACAGATCGAAGACGAGTTTGGAGTTTACGAAGAGCCGGGGTTGGAATTAAATCAGGATCTTTCCAAGTTGTAATTGGACGTAGCTCTAATTCAACTAAACCCAAAATTGCTTTCATTTCATCTTCTGTGAGTTGAAATAGTGAGCTATACAGATTATCTTCTTTTGTGCTTTCAAGAATAATCGGTACATGGCCACAAACCGGTGTAGACTTAAACTTAGGAGTTGTTGTCTTTCTTTTCTCTGGCATCGTTGCTGTCAAACTTTCCTTTAGGGTATCGTTTTTGAAGTTTGGTTTTGTTTTGGAGAATGAAGTACTCAAGTGGTTTACCTACAGTGTAGGCAAAGTATTTGATTGCAGGAAGCAGTTTGTAACCTAGACCGTTGAAGTCTATGTCTTGATGTCGATAGAAGATTTGTCGCTTGACAAGATCAGCTATGTCTTCAATGATCTGTTGTGCGTGTTGTTTGCTTTCACAAACAATAATTTCGGACACCCTCACTGTCCCTGGGGTGGTTAGGTTGTGCAACATGAATGCGTAGTAGCACATGTCACCGATTTCTTTTTCTACTTTCTTTTGTTGAAGTTGTAGTTCAGGATTGTCTCGATCTACAAAAGATTGTAGTTCATAGTGTTTGTCTAACTCGTTTTGGTATTCTACAAACTCACAGATAAATCCGTAAGCTGCATGAAGTTGATTGAGAATACCACAGACGGTGTTTAGGTCGATGTCTGTGATTGTCGCA